CCACAATACCTACATCCAATAATATTTCCATCAATATCTTGAGTTATTTGTTCAGCCATACTTAACAACAATTTCTTTGAAATGCTCAACAGTTCCAGACCCTTTTGAAGTATTGTAAAAAGATTTCCAGTAAACTGCTTGATCATCTAATGACTCTGGAAGTTTCTTGGGTACTCTCCAATAATGTAATCTGCAAACTACTATTTGAGCAATTAAATTTGTTGTTAATATATTTTTCCAATCTTCTTCAACAGGATCAGTAAAGTGTTTCCAATCTAAATAGCAAACGTCTGCAACTTTTTTCATTAGTTGTTCTCTATATCTTAAATAATCATCACAGAGGCTAACAGCAACCCAGGGTTCGCATTGGAAAAAACCTCTGGCTATATTGCTCCCCCCTTTTTGCATGATATATTTATATTTAGATTCAACTAACCCAGTTCTGTAAACCATCATCATAGCATCATGGCTGTAATATTTAGACCCCATTTTTTCCAGAGTTGTTTTTATTACAGTTAATATTTGCATGGAGTCAATCATTATTTTTTCTCTAGTATTTTAGTCATAACTCCAGCAAAAATATCTGTACCTTTATCAATAAGGTTTTCAAATAACTCTTGCTCTTGTTCTTCATTCATCCATGGAATATTTATCTTTTTATTGATTGCAGTTGCCCATTCTTCTTCAAATTCTTTTGATTGGATTACGTCAATTACATACTGATTAATAGCTTTTTTTAATTGTGGAACGGATGCCTCTGCTTGTTTTGTTATCTCACCTACAACTATTGCTTTTATATCCATTATTTTTCCTTTTTTATGGTTAGTATTAAAGCCACTATTGATAAAACACTTACCATGATCTGCAAGTATTCACTAATTTGGCTTATGTTTACAAAATAGTTTGTTGTGCTTATTGCAAAAACTCTTAAAGTGTCCATCACCATTTTACCTTATTCGCCCAGTAAGCAGCCGACATTTTACCTTTAGCAATGTTTTTCCGATGCCTTGCCTTAAATGATTTGCGTTTAGCTTTCATTCTTGCAGATTCACCCCTTTTTGGTTTTCCTGCAGTTTTTGCCCCTTGTTGCCCAAACCTTATTAATTTTACTTTGTTACCACTTTTTGCTAAAACCATGTGAGATTTAGTTTTGTGCCTTGGTGTTCTCTTGGGTTTATTGTACCCACTTAAACCAAATCTTTTTAATCTTGGGTCACGCATTAGCTTTTTCCATTTATCCTGCTTAAACTACCATCTATTCTTGATACTTGATTATCTAAGTCATTAATACTCTTAGTCATAGCATCAAACTTTCTATCTAATTTGTCATCTGATTGATTCCATCTGCTAATAAGTTTAATAATCATGCCCTCCATATTTTCAAGAGTTTCAGATTGCCCTTTATTTTCAACTTTCAAATTTTCCAATGTTTCTTGTTGCTTGGCTGATTTATTAGATAAAGACACCACTAAATAAACAAACATTGCACCAACAACACCTATCATTCCAGCTTCCCCATACACGGCTAAAAAATCCATTAATCTTTTTCCTTAATATATTCTATATCTATTTGATAACTTGTGTTTGTAACCCAATCGATATTTGTTTCATAAATCATAGAACCATCCACCATGCAATGCCAGTCTCTACTACAATATCAGCCATTGTATTATATGCCCATCTTTTTTTAGTCGTGTAAGGTTCATAATTCTCTATTATCCATTCAAAAACCTCCCAAGCTACACCAAGTATTAACACACCTAAAACACACCAAAGGTCACTCCATCCAAGCCATTGAAATATTTTGCAAAAAAAAGCACCTGCACCAATATGGTAAGCAGTCCAACCATCTAATTGACCTGTTTTTAGTTGCCATTGAACTAATTTTGTTAATGGGGATTTCATCTTTCTACTACCTTATTATTAATTATTTTATGTTTCACAATGTCGATACGCCCATGATTATCAGAGTCATTTTTATTATTACACTCTTTCACATATTCTTCTTCAATAACTTTAAAACTATCAGATTTTTTAACAATTACACCATCAACCCTCAAGAAATAATTTTTTGATTCAGGATATGTTAAATTTAAAAAAGTGCCATCTGCCAACCGCACTTTCTTTGTCATCCCTTTTCGAGTGTTTTTATGTATTACTACATCAAAATCATAGGCACATCGAATTATCATCAGTCGTTTTCATCTCCTGGATCATGTGGTGATGGGTCATTTAATGAACTTCTAAGCATATCTACAAATCCATCGTGACCAACTTGTAATTGATCAGCGACAAACCTATTAGTCGCCTGTTTGTTTTGTATGTCTCTGAGATGAGCAACCATTATTTTTTGCTTATCTGTCATTTTATTAATTTCATACTCTTTTTCATCTAATGTGAGTATTTCTGGCTTGTCTTTTTTTGTTTTTGCCATTGCTTCTCCTGTTATTAGTTAAAGTTTTGATTCTAATTCTTTCACTCTTGCAGTTAATTCTTGAATAGCCTTCACTAATGGAGTAATTAATTCTGTTTCCCCAAGTTCTTGCATTGTATCAGCGTTTTCTTTCCATACTGGAAATTCAGAATGTCCAGCTTTGTCCATAGATGCTTTAACTTCTTGAGCAATAAACCCATAATTAACTCTATCTGGATTTTTTCTTTTTGTTTTTGTTTCATTATAAGTATCAAATTCTTTTGGATATTCGCTTGGTGCTTTTTTCTTAAACGTTACAGTTCTCAAATCATTAATAAAATCAAGACCTAGTGTATTATCTTTTATCTCTTTTTTAATTCTTTCGTCTGAAGAATGTGTCCATGTAGCATTTTCGCCAAAATCATTAGTAATATGGTCTGAATCAACACCAATTCTAATTGTTTCAGTACCACCACCACCAACTGCATCTGTACCAGCACTAAGAACTATTTCCTCATTTACACTTGCAGAAGATGGTGCTGCTCCTGTACCAATACACACACTTCCTCTACCGCTTTGAATATTGCTACCAGCTTGGTATCCGATACAGATATTATGAACTCCAGTATTGATTGCTGTACCCGCTTGGTAACCTATAGCAATATTGCCATTAGCAGTTGTTAACGACATTAATGCTTCACTTCCAATAGCCACGCTATAATTTGCCCCATCTAATGCACCCCTCATTACATCATTACCTATCCCAACATTATGATTACAAGCCGAATCTGTCCATGTTCCAGAGGCAACTTGATAACCTATAAATACATTTTCAGAAGAGCCAAGACTTGTGCTTCCAGCATCTGTATCATACATTACTTGGTGTCCAATCGCTACATTCTTACCGCCTGTAGTATGGACTCCCATTGTTTCTTGTCCTATTGCTGTATTACCAGCGGCAGATGTCATTGACATGAGAGCTTTATATCCAACAGCAACTGTTCCATTTGCAGTCGCATTATTAATTGTCGCTAATGAACTTGTGCCAATAGCTATTATATTGGAACTATTGAAAGCATTACCCGCTGATTTTCCAATGCTAACATTATCGCTCCCCGAATTTATATTGTAACCCGAATAACTCCCAATCAGAACATTATTATCACCAGAACTCAGTTCTATTCCTGTTCCATGTCCAATGCAAGTATTATCTGTAGCATCTGATAATGTACCAAAGCCAGCTTTATGCCCAATAAAAGTATTTCTAACTGAACCTGAGTCAATAGTTCCAGCTAAATAACCAAACACTGTATTTGCACTTGTGCTATCTGCCCCCCCTGTACCACCACTATCATTATTACTTAGTGAAATTCTAGAGTTTATATCAAATTTTGCTACATCAGTAAAACTTATAGTTGAATTATCTGTACTGCTTCCAGCAACTTTAAAAGTGTGTGTACCATCTCTTTGCGTATACATACTAACTTCATCTTCATCAATCCTTCTATAACTACCCCCACTATGAAAATATACATTTTGCCCGATGTTAAAAGTACCACCAGCACCAGCGGCAGTTGCTCCAAAAATTGCACCTGAACCACCTATTTGTAATGCTGTTCTTGTAGGAAGCCAATCTGCTTCTGGTGTAACATTAAATCCTGTGTTACCATTCGCATCTACTACAAGCCTTTTAGTAGTAGAATGGTTTGTTAATACATAAAATTTAGAAGTTGTTTGGTCATATCCTACTACTCCATCATCATTTTGCC